TAGAATCTACCCCAGTAAACTTAATTGCGTTACTAAATGTTGTAGTTGCCGAAGTATATGCAGGTAAATGCAGTATTTTCTTCGCCCTTGTTGAGTTCCATTCCATTGCTGATGTTGCAGCAGGGGAAATTGGCATTCCTGAATATATTTTTATTGGTGATTTAAGATCAGTAGAAAAAATTAATGAATCATCAATGTGTTTAATATGATTAAGTTGTTCTTTGGATACTGGGGTATCATTAAGATGATTTTCCCATAATGCGCGATTAATACTACTTGCCCCTTGACCACTATAATGAATTGTTGATGGATGGGTAGTGTCAGTTTTTAACACACTATGAATGTATTGATTATCCTGATCTGTCATAGAAAAGGCGTTGCTGCTATATCCTTGATATACTTCGTCTAATCGTTTCTTATCTAATCCTGCGAAAAGATACAAAGGACGAATATCCAAATCGCGTCTTGTACCTGACATCATAACCATTAATGCTGCTTCATTTAAGTTCATTTATTTTTCCTTGGTTTCCCGACTTTGAATTTTTCAACCAAAACCCAGTCTTTCTTTTCCCGATAAGGAACCACTTTGATCGAATCCATTGTGGAAGTATTCACAATCATACTTGGATCAACAACTTTAGCCATACCCCAATAGATCAAAAGTTCAACAATCTTGTTTCGTCTTGAAACATCTTCCAATGTTAGATTAGAAGTACCGCCATCCAATAGGAAAGCTTCCTTGAAATGGATAATGTAATACTTACCCCGTTTATGGAAGATATGACAAGTCTGAGTAAGACTGTTTAGTTTCTTACTAGCAATACCAACACGGGTTAATGTTTCTTTGATCTTTAGAAAATCATCTGGTTTAACCAGTTTGATTTCCACCATTTTTTCAATTGACCAATCATATAGAATTTCTGAATCAAGCATAATGAACCTTTAGAATTTTGTACTAAAGGTATTTAGGGAAAACAGAATTAGATAATATCTTCTTCCGTAACGAACATTTTTCTTGTTTTACCTTTAATCTTATAGTATTTTAGATTAACATATTTCTTAGCCCATTCAAGAATCAATGTTTCAAGTTCTTGTTTTTCTTGGGTAGAAACTGATGTATATTCGTTGGCATATAATTCATCACCAATATCATCCGCAACTTCATTATCTAATTGTTCAAGAATACTATAAGCATCAATATAGTCTTCGTGTTTGATATCCACTGCGTCTGCTTCGTAATATTCTTGTCCTACTACCAGATTTCCTACGGAAGCCATATCATCAAACAATGACCCAACATCGGTATAGTTGAAATCTTCGTCATTTTCTGAATAAACCTTCATCGTTGACCACCTTTATCCATTAGTTGTTTAAGTTCCATTAACTGCTTATCAGAAAGGATTGATAATGCAGTTACCGCTTTTTCATCAGAATATCCATATGCTTCCTTGATCAAAGCAATGTTTTCTGAAATCTTATCTTTCTTTATCCACTTGCCATATCTACGTTTCTTGTCTACAGCATTCATCAGATACATATACTGACAATAATGCGGCATATTCGGATACTTACTTAATTCATGTACAATAAAAATACAATCAAGATTGAATGACAAAGCAGTATTAATCACAAACGGATTATATACTGCTTCATTACCTTCATAGATATCAATCTTGGTTTCAGTAATAGACTTGACAAAATCAAAAACCGTTACTGATGCCATTTTACTTCCATTCTGCAATAGATGTTATGTTGATCATTACTGTAATTGAATGAAGGGGTTTGTTTACAATATGGGCTAATTCGAACTGGGATTGACCAAGCATCAGATAAATATCAGCAATTGTCTTTCCTGTGAACAAAATTTTAGCATTGTCATAAAAATAATCAATCAGGGTTTGAGGATCAAGATCAGAATTCTTGGCATTCCAAGTAATCATATCCCCAAGTTTCTTACCCTTCATCATTTCAATTAGGTCATCAAATCCAGTTTTTGCTTCTACTAAATTTGCTGCTTGGATTGACCCATAAGTAGAAAACTTTTGAAGTTCATTCAGGGTTTTCCTAAAGTCCGGAAAGTTTTTCTGAACAATAGCCAACAGTGGTTTATTGTCATATTCAATCCCTTCAGCTTTCAAGATTTCAGCACAACGCTTGATCATCTGCATCATCAAGGTTTTCTTTTCTTCTTCGGAAATCTTGAATTCAAAAGCAGTACATCTTGAACGAATTGGCTCAGATACCTTATGAAGATTATTCGTTGTGAAGATGAATCGGGTAGTCTTATGAAATTCTTCAATGATACCCTTTAGGGAATCTGAAGCTGCATTGGACATATTACCAAATTCTTCCCCAATGATAACCTTTAGATTACCTTCAAAAGAAGCAGTAGATGCAAATTGAACAATCTTATTACGGACAACATCAATTCCCGTTTCATTACTTAGATTGATGGTCATAATATCAGCCCCAATCTGTTCTGCAATAGCCCTTGCTGCAGTAGACTTACCACAACCAGCTTTTCCAGAAAACAAACAATGGGGAACTTGTTCAGAATCAATGAAAGCCTGTAATTCAGTTTTCATTGCAGAAGGTAACACACAATCAATAAGTTTCTTCGGGCGATACTTTTCAGCCCAAAGAAACGAATCTTTGACAGATTCTATCATAATAAAAGTTTATTTTAGTTGAATTCGCTGTCGATTTCCCCGGACACAAAGTAAACTTTTCGATCAGCTTCAAACTTACAAATTTTCTTTTCTGATACAAAGACTTCATATGTATCAGGTAGCATCTTCAAAGATTCTACTTTGATGTGCATATCAAAAGTTGCTTCAGTTTCAGCATCAACATCAATCAAAAACTGATTGCTGTTTGGGGTTGATTTATCATGTACTAAAACAACAATCTTTGAACCATCCCCCCGAATAGTCACAAATGGAACTTTCAGAACAGATGCTGCTTTTGAAATTTGGGCCAATTGTTGGGCAGTAATCTTGAATGTTGCAACCGCATCAGAAAATGCTGGTTCTTTCTTAGGGACAATCAGAACTTCAACATCAGATGGCATATAGCGAATTCGGTTGTTTCCTTCTGAAATCGTCAGAACCTTTTCGTTGAATTCCAATTCTGGATCATTGAAAATACTGACCACCCCAAGAAGTTCATTCAGATCATAGATAGCAAAATCATGAGGGAATGTTTCTTCGACGGTTACTGCTGCAAACGATGTTCCATTAGCAGCTTTTGTCATTAGCTTGTTGCCTTGTTTGATCAACAAGTTTGAATTGATTCCAGCAAGATTGCGAAGGATGTTAAGGGTAGATTTAGATAATTTCATTTTGGTCTTTCATAATAAAGTTAAGTTAAGGCGTTGTTATTATACCACAGTTTTCATAGAATCATACACAACTTTCAGATCATTGTAGATGACATCAAAACTTACAACCCCCGAACCTTCAATGATGATTTCCAGCATCTTGTTGTCTTCGATCAGGTTTCCTTCGAACATCCACATTTTTTGGTAGGTTCCATCTTTGTATCCATTGTCTTGTCGAAATTTATTCAGGGCATTCTTACCCAAGTAGTAATGGGTTAGATCATCAACTGATACTTCTGATGCAACCACCAATTGAAAGAATGGGGCAAGAAGACTTTGTTCATCCAAACACGTCACCATAAATTCTTCAACTTGTCGTAATTGTTTCTCTTTTGTAGTCGTACTTGTATGTTTAGTTGCCCAAATATAGGTATTATACAAATCAATCCCGCTTCGACCATCAAGAATCATTTCCGATAGCATGAAGTGAAAAATATCAACGACTTCCAATAGAACTTGTTTCTTGTCTACCTTTGCCCCAACATTTTTCCACCACTTATACCCAAGTAGATCAAGTAGTTCTGCTGATTCAACCACCATAGCCCTACGCCATTTGTAACCAGCGTTTTTCCATTCTGGATTAACCTGAAGATTGAATGTGTTTTGAAGTTGAATACACTCATTGAATGCTTTGATAGTTTGTTGTTGATTCATCATAAAATTTCCTTTAGTTTAGTTTCCGGATTCAAATTTTTTCCAATCGATTGCAGCCCGAATTTGCCACACCCGATCCTTTAGGGACTTCATTACCTCCCCCACATATTCAAAACAAAAGTTGATATAACTTTGTTTATCTTGAATATTAAGCAGTATTGTATCAGTTTCAAGAAGTCGTTCCAATTCTGATTTCAGGGGTGTTTTGAATTGATATTGTTCCCATTCATATTCAAGTAGTTCATCTTTGGACATTTGACCCATGTAATACTTAGCCCGAATGCCCTTCATGGTCAGAAATTCTTTTTCTAACTTGAAGATTCTAAGTTTATATTCGGTCAAGATATCCAAATATTTTTGATGAAGATTAGCAGTTCTAATAGCCGATTCATCAAGATGATCAGAATCAATCTGACAGTCTTTTGACCATTCCTGTTTTAGTTGTTCAAGGTGAAGCATGATAAAGTTGTTGTAAATTTCCTACATTGTATCATCAAATGATTCATTTACGTCAAATATTTGTTTAATATTATTTGGAATAATACCATTATATTTACGATTACATATAGTATAGAATGGGGTTCGTTCTATAAAAGTATCTTTATCTGGATATTCCCATAATGTATGCAAATGAGATTTTTGACTTCTATCAGTAGGATCATTAACATAACATATAGTACCAGTGTTAGACACAAACTTATATGTTTTTCCAGAAATTATTTTATATACCATATTATTTCATTTCAAACAATTTACCTTCGGCAATAATAATATCTTCAATTAGCATTGCTTCCCCCTTCAACCATGGGGCAGTTGTGATCGGCAGCTTTCCTAAATCCTTCACGGTCTTACCAGAACGACCAGCAAGCTTATTTGCAATCGTCTTGTATGTCTGATGCTGTCCAGTGTGTTCAGCCGATTGTAAGAAGACCTTGCCCCCTTGTTCAATGACTTTCTTTGCTTCATGATGAAGAAGATTCAAAGTGTTCAGAAATGTTCTTGTTGAAGGGTGTTCAATAGATTTTCCCGGCCCGGTTGAATAGTTATGAATATGAAATTCTGTATAACCATGTTCATTCTTGAATTGAATCAAACGAAGCCAATTGTCATCCATTTCGGGCGTATATGATACTTTGATGCTATCGTGGGATTCATCTGGCATTCCCCCTTTGATCATATGTTCCATACCAGCATCCCTAAGAATTTCAGGAGGAACAGTATTAATTGCTTCTATAAGATACTTATATTCAGAAAATTTTAACATTTAATATTCCAATTGAACATCTGAAAGATCATCAGGTTGGGTAACTTGATAGTTCTTCCAAGATTTATATTTTTCTTTTTGTTTGATCGGTTTTGATGCAACATCATCATGATATGGACGTTTTTCCAACTTTTTAGTTGGGGTATGATGAACCTTGTATGGTTGATCCATCGATGTGAACTGGATTGCTGGCACGACTGAATTACTCCTTGTTTGTCGTAGTTAAAAGAATCATTTACTAATAGAATAAACATATGGATCAGGCTTATCTGAACTTAAATCCGAAAAATCCTTAACTTCATGACTTTCATCAGTATCCATATGAGTCTTATATGCTTTATTAAAATTCACATGATTGTGCATATTAATCCAAAGTTTTCGACCGCCTCTAGTTTGTGCTCCGTCAGAATAAACTGCATTTCCACTATCAATCATATCTTGAATGTTTTTATAGATACCAGATGCATCATTAGCATTCCCTTTCGATGCAATAACATGTTGATATTTATTCGGAGAACTCATTTGTTCAAACATAGAAATACTATGAATATCATTGTTAGTTTTGTGATACGAAACAATCGTCTTAGAATTATAAGGAAGTTTATAATGTGTATCCGAAATCTTAATTGGTTTATTTATCGATGATGTAATAAAATTAAGCATATGTTTATGGGTATCATCTTTTGGGATGTCATCATCCCCATACATATCAGTCATTTCATTAAGAATCATGTTCAAATATGCTTTAGAAATAGTATCTTTATTCATTGCAATTTAATAAGTTTATAATAGTATCTTTATTGGCACGAAACTCAACATAAGATAATGTTTTTAGAATTGGATATTTTGCTTTTATTTGAGAGTTAATATTGTAGTATCGTTTTAGGATATTGACATTAGATATTAGATTATCCGGATCAGTATCAAATGGAATATTATAATATATATACTTATTATCAGAAAATTTAACTGCAACTGTAAAGTTATTCATTTTAGTTTATCTATCCAATTTTCTTTGACCCAATCATTATTGAATCTACCAAGACTAAGAATGATTGGATTTGTTTTTAGATGTTCATTAATTGAAATCATCTTTTTATTTGCTTCTTCTAAAGGACAATCATAGATCAAAGTTGCATGGGCTTCAAATGGGACATAAGAGTGTTTACAACCAGTTGCTGCAATCTTTTCATTCAGTTTCTGAATTTTATCATCAGAAATCCCAAGAACAATACACCCCGTTGATTCTCCCTTGTCTAAAGCATCAAAAACTTTTGCTTCAGTTACTTTGACTTGATGCCCAATCAGACAATTTCGATCAAGAAGACTTTCAATCGTTTGTTTTGGTACATGGGATTCTTTGGAATACATCAAGGTAATGTGAGCATCAGCATTGACTTTTCCATTCATATCAGAAACAAGATGAACAGGAAGACCAGTCACATCAACAGATACATAATTTCCGGGGTTATTTTCTTTAACCCATTCACTAAATTTTTTCATTGTAATAAGTCTTTCATTTTATATTATTTAATCAACTAAATATTGGTAGGCCACGATGCTTGAAACATCTGCCTATTCTAGTCAATCAACATTAAGGATATTTATGACCAGCTTAATCCACTACGTGTATAGAATCACAAACATTATAACCAAAAAACATTACTACGGCAAACGAAGTTCAAAAATTGACCCAAAATTAGATTTGGGGATAAAGTATTTTAGCTCATCTAAAGATTCAGATTTCAGAAAAGATCAAAAATTAAATCCACATCATTATAAATACAAAATTGTAGCAAAATTTTCTACTGCAATGGAAGCAATCATTAGGGAATCCAAGTTACATTATTTATTCAATGTTGGTAAAAACGAAAATTTCTATAATAAGGCAAACCAAAGAATAAATGGGTTTGATACTACCGGAACAAGCCCTTCTATAGAAACCCGCAATAAGATTAAAGAGAGATTAACAGGAAAACCTTGTCATGAAAATTCAAGAATTGGAACAAGTAAACGATGGAAAGGAATACCAAAATCAGCAGAACAAAAATTGAAAATGAGTAATAGCGCAATAGGAAAAAAGAAATCTAAAGAATCTATTGCAAAAACTGTTGCTGGTAAACTTGGTGTTTTGCGGAGTGAAGAACAAAAAGTAAAACTTACAGGAATAAATCGTGAAAGTTTTAGTGGATATTATATATTACCAAATAATATAACGGATGCTAGAAAAGAGTTAAATTTATATACGTTATCCAAAAATTGGTGTATTAATTCATCAAAAGTTATAAGCAAGAGTGCATATAACCAATCACAATTTCTTAAAAATAATTATTCTTGGGTTGAAGTAAAGGGTAAAACATTTGAAGAAATTGGGTTTGGGTTTATTCCTAAAGAGCTAATATTTCCAATCATATGGGTTCTATTTATCCGACAACCAACATACGCATTATAGTATAAACTTGGATATAAAAGTACATCATATTCAAGCTGTACTTTTATTTCATAATACGATAATGAACTCAAACTGTTACAAAAACGTAAAATTTCCCGTTTGAAATTTTCTTCCCCTAATTGTAGCACATCTTTCTTCAGTTCTTCAGATGATCCAAAATAAGTTTTCCAATCAGATTCAACTTGGGAACGAATTTTTTTCTTCTTTCGTATTCCTGATTTTAGGGTAACAGTCTTTAGACTTGTCTTAGCAAAATGGGATTTCTTTTTTCCGAAGTAGATTCTACCATCAATCAGATTAGTTATCTTGTAAACAAACCCAACAATATCGATTGGAAGAACTTCAATCGGTTCTTCGTTGTAAATCCAATTCATTATGGTTTCTTATGAGGACAGACATCACATATGTGCTGATATTTACGAACCAATTCTTCAAGTTCAATTATCCGTTTCCGCATTTCGTCCGTGACCTTATACATATCTTCCATCCGTTTACGATGTTCTTCAGCATCATCTGACATTTGGGTATGAAGATTTGTAACTTGGGATTGAAGTTTTGCAATAGATTCTAATAAATGACTATTCTGATCCATTAAAGCATTCAGACGATCATTCTGGGTTTTACCAAGAGAAGTTGCAGTTGCAATATCAGTATCTTTTATTTTCAGATAGATTGTGATACAAATAACTGCGATTGCAATGACCGAAGTAACTAAAGTTGGGGCATCTTTCAGGAATGCCATTAGGGAAATTATTTCTGCGCCCATGGTCCTCCCAATAGGTTGATGTTTATGATAAACCCATAGAGATTAGTAAGTCCTAAAAGGAATACTGCTATGTCATTTGGGGCAACTGTATAGAATGTTGTTGAAAGGGAAATCCAAACCCAAAATGATCCGTTGATCCATGACATAATACATCGAAGAAGTTCTAAACGGGGATACAGAACTAAACTTGTAAACTGAAGAAAACCAACAGAAAATATGACAACCATCCAGAATTCCTTTGTCTCATACAAGAACAAAGGTATGTCAGAACAAGATGTAAACGGGAATATGACCGATAGAAATAGAAGGGCTAAGGCTGAAACTATTTCTACTATTCGGGTATCTTGGGGAAAAAGATTGATGATCAATTTCTTTGCCATGGTCTTGAAATCATAATCAAACATATCATTACCAGCGAGTTAAACGCTGTCCAAATAAAATTGGCAAGTTCTGTTCCTTGGAGAGAATTATTCAGAATATAAGTTGCCCACCAAGAAGTTTGGGCTACAATAAGAAGAATAGATGAAAGAACTGCAAGAAGCATAGCCCAACGGTCATACTTACGTCGATCTTGGGTATATCGGTATGAACAGGATATTGCTGCTATGATAGCAAGAACTATTGGGAGAAGTTGGAATAGATAGTTAAGCATTTTCTTATTATTGGATTGTTTATCTATTTAATATTTACAAATTACCTTCCGAAACCCATGTCCCAGGCGTGCCAGCAACGGTACAAATCCATGCCTTCGGCTGCCCTACTGTAGGCACCGAGTTAACTACCCTATCCCCGACAATCCATGTTCCCGCAACTGGAGCAGCGGATTTTCTTAGCACACCATCAATACCAACAATTGTTGATCCTTTCCAAGTCTGATCTGCCCCAGTAATTATTGAATTGCCTATTGGGATTTTATAATAAGTACCGGATTGATCTGCTGGTTTGAACCCCAAATTATTACCATATGTTCTAATCTTGTGTCCTGTGCTGTTTGTATCAATATAGATACTATTATCTGTAGTAGACAGTGTTGTATTTCCAAAAACAAGCACCTCTCCCCCAGATGTCCATGCGGTTGACCCAGAACGATTACTAAAAAATATTTGAGTAGTAAGTCTGTTAGTTGATATTGTTACTTTAGATAACACAAAATCAAAACTTCCTTCAAGCTGCTGTATGCTTAGTGCTTTATTTCCAGCAATATCGCCCCCTATTATAGATGAAGCTGAATCTGATGTGGTTAGTATAATCGTGCCATCACATATATTGCCGTTAACCTCAAGGTTGGTATAATCAGCATTTGATATACCTAGTGAGCGTGTGCTGTTTACCCTAAAAAGTTTATTATTGTTAATCTTTGTATTGTTAAAAACACCATTCTTTACTTGAACGCAATACAATGTTCCTGTGTTGTTTCCATAGTCGATTTGGTTATTGTAAATTACTAAATCATTAAAGGTTGTTGTTTTTAATGTGAGTGATCTAACAATTATACAGTCATACGCGGTAGAGCTAACCAACGCAGTAACTTTATTATTCCTAATTTTAATCGAATTAACAGGGATAGTTGTGTTTAACAACACATTGGCTAAAACCCTTACGTCAGTAAGGATGTTGTTGTCTACCGTGATATTCATAAATGATATATTTGTAGAAGCCAATGATGAAGAACACCCCAGAAATTCAAATGAACCAACACTTAAATTACCATTAACCGAAATATTAGAAGCAACAGTATTTTGTCCCCGAATTCTTATAGAATCCCCGTTAAACAATTCATTATTGTCAATGATAACATTAGAAATAATGGAAGCTGCTGTATCTGTTGAATAAGTCCCAATGATAGATGATCCGTCACCTGCCATAAAAACACGGTTATTCACAAATTGAATCCCATTAAGTCCATATTCAGCGTGTCCCCGAATTACTTGAGTAACAAAACCAGATTGTATAATCGTATTGCCTTGTATTAATGCTTTGCTATTACGAAGTAAAAATGTTTGAGAATACGAAATAATTTGATTATTAGTTACTATTATTCTACCACTAACATTATCATGAGTATCTACTGTTCCTGTATAGTTGTGTAGAACCCCGTTAATCACATCATCTGCTAAGTAATTTCCTGTGACTTCTAATCCAGTTACTACAAAATTATGAGGTCCAGTTGTTGTGGCGTGTTTACATGCAGTTATATGACAGTTTGTTACAACTGTGTTATTGGCCTGCATATTAACCCCATAACCAACCCTTCCTGGATTTGGTAACCCTTGAATATTAAGGTATGAATCAATGTGACAGTTTGATACATTAGCTCCATCCCCAATAACGGTAATCGCGGTATGGGCATATTGATTACCCTTAAATTGACAATGTGATACAGATAATGAAGCTCCATATATCATCAACCCACTGAAGTTTTGATAATGTGTCACAAGAGATTCAGTTTGGTCAAAAACTAAATTTTTAACACTACTTCCGATTGGGCATGAATATTTTTCTATTGATGTTATGTTAAACGCACCATAAAAAGCGGTAGATATTGTTGCTATTCCCGATGATACATTAGTTACCAATGCAAACATTCCGTGATAATACACATCAGGAGCATATCTTAAATCAGTGCTTCTCATGCAAATTAAATCACCTGCAACTAAACTTACCCCAGTTGGTATTGCAAAGTGAGTTGTATTAGCCACTGTTAATACAGAAGTAAATCCGGTATAAGTAGTAACTAACTTTCCTAACTGAATACCATACTGATTAGCAGCGATGTTAGTTGATGAAAATTTAACCGTTGATCCATGCCCATCAAGACATCCAATAGTTTCTAGATTTACAGGGCTATTCAGCAAATAAGACTTATTTGGTTCAAGATGTAAAGTACCCCCAAATGGTACTGCTGTTTTTGCTAGTAAAAATGAGGGGGAATCATTTGTAATTCCATCACCAACAGCCCCAAAATCTGCTACATAGATGTCACGGTCGTTAATGTCATTTTGTGTTTTATATGCATTAGCACCAATCAGAGTTGCACCATTTGATGCAGATAAATCACTTACTATTTCTGAAATAGCATTCTGAACATTATTAGATGTCAAAGTATCAGTTGGTGTATAACTAACCAAAGCAGCATCTGTTACCCCAATCGGAAGAACTTCAAATATTTTTACTTCAACATTCCCAACCCCAACAATAGGGGCTTCAGAACATGTCAGAACATTACCATTTACTGAAAATGTATTCTTGTTTTGATAAACACCTCCAATGAACAAATCTACATGTTCAACCGAAATTGGAATGTCATTCAGTTCAAACGCAACAGTTACCCCATTACCAGAAAACTGTTGGGTAAAAACATTTCCAGCAAAATTTGCTGCTGGTAAATTTCCGATATAAGCCATTATGCAAGCTCCATGTATGATAGAATTGCATCAACTGAAGTAGCAACGGATGAAGTTACTGAAATAGAATTTCCTGCCATCAGAACAAGTTTCTGATCTGAACCAAAAATTACTAACGAACTTCCTGATGGGATTGGGGCATCTTTAATGGCGTTTACAACAGTACCCCCTTTATCAATAGATACAGTTGCATACACCAAATTAGTTGTGATGTTTGCTAAAGAAAGTCCGATGACAGTAGTTGATACCCCTAACCCCGCTGTATATACAACTGTTGGGGTAAGTCCAACTGAAGCAGAAACTGAATTTTTGAAAGTTGATTGCATCTTGTTATTCCAATAATCTATTATTATCTATTTAGGATAACCGTTTTGCTAATTCTGAAATGACTTGTTCCTTTGTCACATTCAATTTATACTTCGTCATTATGGATGTAATCAACCATTCAGGAATCAGTTTTGTTCCATATGTGTTCAGTTGAATCGCATAGGCTTCTATTTCAGCCTGAAATCTATACTGATCAAAAAATGTATAAAGAATTGCAGGGAGGGCGAATCCAAGAACTGGAAACCCATACATATATTCTTGAAAGTTTCCGGTCAAGAACAATCCAAACGTTAAGGTGCTCATGATGAAAATACCAATGAATGATGCAACCCAAAATTGTCTTACATGTTCATATTCATGATTATGTAAACCAACATCATCTTTATATTTTGGTCTAATCCTGACCCAAGGGCCGATTGTATAACCCCCAAAATTATTCGGGATATTTTCTGTGTATTGGGTGAATTGAAGCATTGTTGAATCCTTAGTTCAACTATTTAATGCTTACTTTAGAACTTCTTTTAGGGCTTGAATTTGGGTTAAGCAATCAGAAACAGCACAATTTGTTCCTGTTACTTTTGGAAAAGACTTGATATCGATATCCAAAACTTGAAAGATAGTATTACAATCCCTTAGTTGACGAATATTCCATGGTTCATTCAGATTAACTGCATTATATGAATTTTCTAAAACTGAAAAGTGAAACTTCATGAAGTTTGACCACCAAGTACAATTTCTTCCGGTAAAATTTGTTAGTTGCTGTAAAGCATCTTGAATTGGAATTCGATTCTTGATTAGAGGAAGAAGATTTTCCCGATTCTTTATTTTCCACCATGAAGAAGTTTTTGGATCAATTTTCAAGCCAAGTTCTGTTGATGAAGCAGGATCACAATTAACTGAAAAGATTTCAAAGTCATCTTCATCAAAACTAAATTTTACAGCAGCAATACTTAGGATGACTGAATCATATTCCGTTCCTAAAGTTTCCACTTTGATCATAATATTGTTCATACTTTAACCTTCGCTGGACGACCCCGTTTCTTTTTAGGGGCTTCAGGAACGATTTCTTTTGTTTCTGGTACTTCGGGATTAGATTCTTCTTTAGATTCAACTGGGGTCGATTCAAGGGCTTCTATGGGGGTATCCTGAAGGATTTCAGTATTCTCAAATTCAGGAATGACTTCAATAAGTATTTCTGGTTCTTTTTGATTTGGTTTAGGGTTGTTCTTAGTATCAAGAATCAAAGATTTCAATCCTCGAAACAGAACAAGTAGTTCCCCCGTTTTTGGGTCAACCCAACCTTTATCAGTCGCAATTGCGTTCGGACAGTATGTCGGAAAATTGTAGTTAGTCATAGTCTCTTTCTTAAAGGATTACATTGTTAATTTCAGCAAGTCGTTTGACTTGGGCATATAAGGCGCGGATTTCCCGTTCTCTGGAATTTTTTATGGAAAATCTTGCAATCGTCTTAAAACAATGCCACAATGCCCCTGATTCATCTTTTGAACCAAGTTTCCATTGGTTTGAAACAAAGTATGGGTCAATCTTAATTTTTCCTTCGATGAAGTCCAAATCAGTTAGGGTATAGTAAAAATCGTAGTGGTCTTCTTTAAATTCTGTTGTCATTTTAGTTTCCTTAATTTTAGTCGATATCCCAATCTAGTGATTCCCGTTGTTTTGAGTATCTATCTACTTCTGCTTTAGATGATTGTTTTTGTTGATTCTGATTGCCAGAAATTCCATCTTGAGCAGAATCTTCTACTGTATACAACTTCATTCTCAAAAGGTCAACACCAAGAACAAATTTACCACTAGATGAAGAATAGCGACTCGCCAAAATTTTTATGATCACCTGATTCATTTCATCAAGATCAGGGGTTCTAATAATACCAGCAGCAAAGTCGCAAATCTGTAGAGGGCCAGTAGAATCCGCAATATCTGTGACTTCAAAATCAGAATTGTTCATTCCCCCGCGATTAGTCTGTAATGCTGACCACCCCATACAATTATAATCTACCATCAAAGCCCGAAGTTCTTCCCCAACAGATTGTTGATATGTATATGAATTTGCCTTAGATGAATTCATATATTGGGCTGAACCACATATACCAAGATAGTCAACAACAATCACATCAGGCTCAAAACCATCTTTAATTTTCAGATCATCCAACAAAGCCCGAAAGTGATTCACATTGGCAGTCTTAGGGGAATATTCCTTGATCTTTAACTTACCTTGGGTCTTAATCTTTAGATTGGATACCCTTGAAAGAAACACATCCTTATCCAATGTCTGAACATCAAGCATTGGAATATTCATCAGATTCGCATCAATCCGAACGGCAATCTTTTCTTCAGCAAGTTCTAATGTAATATAAAGAACATTGTATCCTTGACGAAGATAATCAGCCGCAAGGGAACAAAGAGCAGTTGACTTACCAGCTTTTGGGGGGGCAACAAAGAAATTAATTGTTTTTCTTTCCGCGCCCCCATTGGTAACTTTATTGAACCGTTCAAGAAGGAATGGAATCTTTGCGGTCTTCTTGTTGTAGTATTCCCATCGATCATCAGATTGTTCAAAGTAATCATGTCCAATATTTCGATCAAACTGAATTGCCAAAGCGTCAGAAAGTAATTTGGGAATTTCCCCTTCAGTTCGTTTCTTGTCTTCTTTATTGATGATTTGAACAGCCGCCATGATTGCAATATAGATTGCCCTATCCCGACAAAATTGTTCAGATGTATCAATCAACCATTGCTCATCATATTCATACTTATCAGTAAACGCTGCTTTAAGGGATTCTTTAGCCCCATCAAAATCAGCTTCGGGAATATTGTCAGATTCAGATAGAAGAAGATTAAGAACATCTTTACTTGGAAGTTTTGTATATTTGTTCCAAAATTCTTGAATTAGGGTATAGACAACTTTTTCTGATCGATCTTGGAAAAATTCAGCCTTGATGTGAGGGATCACTTTTTTAGCAAAAGTTGAATCTGAAGTCAAAGCTGAAAGGATAATTTCTTCTTTTCTGATATTTGTCATTATTTAGCAGTCAAGTTTAACTTCGTTTTGTTTTAAGAGGGTATCAATTCTATCAGATGCAATCTTGAAATAGTTTTCATCTTTTTCGATTCCAATGAAGTTTCTATTAGTATTGATGCAAGCAATACCAGTAGTGCCTGAACCCATACAATTATCTAATACTGTTTCGCCTTCATTGGTGTATGTCTTGATAAGGTATTCCATCAAAGCTACTGGTTTTTGGGTTGGATGAATCCCTAACTGATCGGTTTTAAACTCTAACACTGAATTTGGATATCCAGTTGTATCCCTAATAAATTCACCATGTGATGGACGATCCGAAAAGAATGCATCGGTTTTTTCGGATGCATTCTTAGTTATTGATTTTGAGTCAATTTTAGATACGCCTTGAGGAAAATATGGCATACGATTTTCAGATTGCGTTTTATGAACAGTAGTGCCAGTCGAAAATACTAATATATTTTCATGCTTTTTCATTGGTTTATTCTTTGCATGAGCAAAATTTGTTGGTCTATTCTTATGCCAAATCCATTCATACTTAAACATATCAAAATTACTTGCTATCAACTTTGTAGTGAATGGTTGGCTTGCTGTAAGGACTATAGCCCCGTTTGGCTTAATAATTCTTTTGTACTGTTCCCATAAAGATTCAAACGGTATTACGGAATCCCATTTGCAAGCAGTAGTCCCATAAGGAAGATCGCAGAGGATCATATCAACTGATCCATCCGGTATGTCTTTCATGACTTCTAAACAGTCCCCGTTAAAAAGTTTCATCTTGTTCCTGGTTTTGAACTATCGAAGAATAGTCCTTCTGCATCAAATCAATTATAGCATCCCCTACACGTTGTTTTATGTCAAGTTTGGTTAAATTTGTCATCAAAGGATCAGAAACAATAGAAAAATCAAAACTTACGTGAAGCTGTTCATCTATGATTTCAACTTTTACTTTAGGGGACACAATCACAACAACTTGTTCAGGAAGAATTCTAATCGCTTGTTGAAATCCCCCATCGGAAGTTTTTGCTTCAACTACGATGTAAGGAAGGGTTGAATAGTCTGGTTCGGAAACTTTGAATAAACTTCTGAACCAGAAAAGAAACTTGGAAAACATTTAGTCTTCTAAATCTTCTACGTCAACAACGTAATTACTTTCAGAATCCATTGTCATAGTAGAAAGTTTATACTGTTTTCTGACATATTCTTGAAACGCAAATGTCTTTAGTAATTCCCCTGCAATTTCATCAACATCAAAATCTTTAGCCCGAAAGTTCTTTGTCCCAAGTTCCCCAGTTTGTTGATCTACCAAGCAGTACCAGCCAACTTTTGGTTTCTGAACAAAATTACCTTCAATTGCAATATCCAAAATACCAGAATATTTTTGGATACCACCATCATACAATACACGGAAAGGAAGTTTTTCCTTTTCCTTAACATAACGTGACTTATGGATATTGATAGTAAATTTCCAACCATCCAAATCCCCATCCGTATTTTTTTCTTGGGATTTTGTAATAACAAAAATTGTATTTGCGCTATATGTAACTGCGGTTCCCCCTGGAATAACAGTCTTAGGAAACATACCGATTTCGCTATAAACGTGATTTACCATGAAGCAAGGCAAATCCTTCTTAGTCAACTGGATAGTAATCAATCTAAAAAGCGAACGAATAGCTTTTGCACGGGACATATCAGCAACAGTTTTTTCATCATGGGCATCATCAAATTCTTTCTTAGATGAAAGCTGACCAATAGAATCCACTAAGAAGAATACATGATCACCAAGTTTGATATTTTCAAGTTTCTTATTGAAGTCAAATTTCAGTTGTTCAACATGTTCAACAGGAATATGAATAACCCGATTAGTATCAATACCAAACGATTGAATGTATTCTGGGGTAATACCATATTCAGTATCATATAGAATACCAATAGCATCTGAATATTTTGTCAGATATGCTTTCAGACAATAAAGAGAGATCGCCGATTTGAACGTCTTAGAATCGCCAGAAATTACTGACACGCCCGAGGCATATCCACCACCAACATCACCAGAAAAGGCAACATTAAGAATTGGTAAAGGTGTAGTAACTAAATTCTTTTCATTGAAAAACTTAGATTCTGACATGATTGAAGCGCCAGTTACTGAACCAGACTTCAATAGTGTTTCCATTAATTTAGACATTTGTATTTTCCGTTTCTTTATTTTTAAACACGCGAACTGAACCATCTTTGTTAGTTTGACCACGGAACCACTCTGGGCCAATTTGTGTATGGGAACGCTTATTGATTATACCATTAGTCCATTGAGGAATAGCGCCAACAGGATTTTCGTTATTCTTTTCATGCATCCTTTTGCGATTTTCGATTACTGATAAACGTTTCTTTTCTGAC